ATCGAGATATAGCTGTTATACCTGCACCTGCCGCGACTGCTGTTGCCGCAACCATTGGCATTGATACTGGGCTGGTTGGCGTCATTTGATTTACTATATTATTGATAATGGGTGCCGTTGCCTCCATACCTGCCTTGGCATAGCCTTTTGTTTCTTCATACATTTGGTCTAATACTTCAGCAGCAGATGTTCCTAAATTTGGTAATAAATTTATAGACTGACCATTAGATAAAGTAATTTCTCCAGCTTTATCCAAAAAAGGTATTGCTTTTTCCATTACACCTTTACCAAAAGCCTCAGCCACTTCTTCTACTTGCTGTTCAAAATTTATTAAACCTTCGATGACAGTCTTTAGGGCGCCATTAATATTATCTGAACTCTCAACTGTCTTTTCAGTATTTGCTTGTAGTATACCGGTTAAATCTTCTGTGGCAGCTAAGCTAGCTGGATCAATTGTTGGTCCTTTTTCTTGACGTTTTCTTAATTCTTCTTCATCATTTGCATTCAAATCGCCAGAATACAAACCCGCAAATAATCTTGACAGTATGCCTGTACCTAATGCTAACTTGGCCTTACCAGGCATACCCGGCATTTTTTGTTTTACGTCCGTGACTCCACCTGCTCTTTGCTGTGCACGTTCTCGCATTCTGTCTTCTATTGGGTTACCGGTTTTTTCTGGCCCAGGTAATTGAGGAACGTTAGGGCCAGGTAATCTAGGAGAAGAAGAACCACCACCAGGTGTAGGTGAAGGTATAGGGCCGCCAGGTGTAGGCACTTTACCAGGTTCTTCCGTGGGTATTGGGCCTCTGCCATCTTTTCCCTTTTTATTACGATCAGCGTCGTCGGGCAACCCTCCAGGCAATCCTTTAGATCCTAATAATGCTTCAATTAATCCTTTTAGTATTGCAAAACCTGCTGCAATTGCTGCCGTAATGATACCACCAAGACTTCCTAAAATACCACCAAGAGCACTTATAATACCAGCGCCTAACATTCCCAACATACCCTTACTGCTGTCGCCACCATTTAAATCTAATTTACTAGCAATAGCTTGTGCCAACAATTCTCTTTCTCGCGCGCGAGGACCTTCTTCATATTGTTTTTTAATAAAACCAATGTCTGTTGCTTGTATTTCAGAAATTTCTCTAACCATTGAAATTTCATCCATCATCTTTTGTTGATACTTAGATGGTCCAAATAACTTGTTTATTGCAGATTTGAAGAAACCTTTATCAGTATCTTTTTCTTTATTGAATGATGTTTCTGGTCTGGTATTCTTAGTCTTTTCAAAATATTTCTTAATATCAGTCATTCCCTTTGCATTGCCAGTAAAGAACTCTCTTTGCATAGTTTTTATATCATTACGCAAAGAATTATAATCTTTCTTTTGATCTCGTTTAAAGCTCATTATAGAATCAGACAAAGTATGCAACACTCTAGTCTGAGCATCAAGATGCGTATTCTGAGATTTTATTGTATCTAATATTTGTCTATCAGAATTGCTTAACGAGTTTTGAGGTAACATTTATTTGCCTAGATTTTTTTGTGTTTAAGTTTCTCATTTTGTTCATTGACATAATTTATTAACATAGTAACGTAAATATCTCTTTCCCACGGAATCATATTTTCTAATTCGGATAACGAATAATTGTGATTATTGATAAGCGAAAAATTTAATTGATAATAGTTAACCAGACCTTCGTGTGAAAGAGTTAGACGAAAAAATTCTGCAGGCCCTCCAGATTTAATTCGTTGTGGGCACCGCATGCTGGACAATCTTGTTCAATATGTTGTACTACTTTTGGCATAGTGATAAAGAATTGTTCTAGCATTGAAAATTGATTCTTTGAAAAAGAGTTAACAAATTCTATTAATTCTTCTTTAGTATAATCATCGTATAATTGTTCGTCAGTATAAACAGACTTAATACAAGAGCAAAGAAGCTCAACAACACTTTCAGATTTAAAATTTTGATATATTATAATCATTTCGTCAAATTTTGGATATCGCATTTCCAATCCAATTTTATCCGATATCAATATCTTTGTAGTATGTGCTGGATCTTTTTTAACTTCTGCTTTGGTAATATCCAATTCAAAATTTATTTTGTTTTCGCAATTATTACATTGTAATGTTAGATTAGTATTTTCACCTACAGACTTAGCTCTTAAATTTAAGAAAATATATTCAATATCAAAATTTGGTAGTGTGTCTATCTTTAGTTTATTGAATGTGCAAACATCAACCAACTCTGTTATAATCCTGTGTATCTCCTCACCATCTGATTCTAAAGCCGTAAGAAGTATTTTATATTCTTTAACTAAGAATGGTCTGTATTTAATTTTTTCTCCGCTAGAGGGTAAAATCAATTCATATGTTGGGGTTTCTAATTTAGGTAATGCCATAATTTCTCCAGTTTAATTATAAAAGTCCATTTATCATATCTTCAGTTTGCGGTTTAGGTGCAGTTACTCTTGAGCTTGAATACCATCCCTGTTCTTTCTCTAAACCATATGCAGGATTTGGTACAGATCCAATTACTGTAGGTGTGATTGAAGCCATAATATCAGAATATGTTATACCATTTGTTATTCTGTGGTTAGGCGACCATCTTCTATAAACAAAGGTTACACTTAGTTTATGAAAGCTATTTGTTGAACTTTGATTCAATTCGAGTAACGTATAGTTTCTAGGAAAAGCATCTTCTAACAATGCAGAATATGTTATTTCATCTTTTTCGTTAAGTTGCATAATTTCAATAGGTACAACATAATCGCTTTGATAGTGCACAAAGTATTGTTTTGGATCAACAACGATTCCCAGCCAAGCGTCAAATAATGCTTTAATATCCATTTGCTGATCTAATAAGAAGGTCATAGTTATACCTTCTCCGCCGTAGTCCGCACTAACAGGCCTCTGATAAACCGGCCCGTAAATTCTTTGAGTTTTAACGCTTATATTTTGAGGCGGTAAACTTGTAGATTCGCAGAACATATTTACAATTTGAATATCTTTAAATACTCTTTGTAATCCTGCAGGTATAGGAAACAGTATTTCAAATCTGTTTTGTTTAGCAAGACCTCGTTGTCTTACTTCCGCTTGAAATCGTTTTAGAGAAAAATTAGCCATTTAATACCACTTGAATTTGTTTTTTGTTTCTTGCCATACAACTTCTTTCTTTGCTTTCTTGAAGTTTTCAACTGGCAACATTGCCGCTGTTACCCAATCGCGATAATCTATTTTTAAAAATCTTGTTCTTAAATGATCGTTTAGATAATGCTTCACGCACGCAGTTGCGGCTAGATATTTTGTAGAACTGTTTAATATTTGCCACGAAATTTGTATTCGTGTTTTTTCATCCATGTTCTTATCTGTTGCTAATTTACTGAGTGCGCCCAATAAATTAAATCTAGCTAGATAAGGCAAATAGTGTAAATTAATACCTAAAAAACCATCGGGTAATTGTTTAAAAGGAAGTACCAATGGCATTGTGTCATAGTATGGCAACGTATCTTTATGCTTTGGATCATACATAAACAAGTACATTTCACCCGGTTTTATTCTATTAGTTAAAGTTTCGTTACGTATTAACTGTAAACCCGACACGCCAGAACCTAAGTTTCTGACCTGATTTCTATACCAAGTGTATGATTTCTGGGCATCGCCAGCTTTCATATTAACTGTTTTAAAAATGTTATCAGCCATTAATTATCCCTAGGTCTTTTTCTGTTAATATCATAAAAGTCATGTTTCTATCTTTACAAAATTCAAAAGCAGCTTTCCATTTTGCGTCATTTACGCTATATTGAAAGACTTCGTCTATAAATCTTTTAGTCTTTTTCTTTGGTATTGCCGGAGGTTTTGTGAACCTCTCGGGCTTAATTTCTATTAGATACTTCTGAAGAGCACCATTTTTGTTCCTAACTTTAACATAAAAGTCAACAAAATATCTATGTGCTTTCCTATCAATCGGCGATATGTAGGGCACAATCACGGTCTCAGAGCCCCATTCCTCTACAGATTGGTTCTTATCGCACCATTTCATAAATCGCAATTCCCATAGAGATCTATAAACAATATTGCTTATATCGCCCTTATATTTGCCGGGATTATCGACTCTAAATTTGCCCTTGTAGGTTTTGGTATACGTCATCTATATAAATAATTATGATCCAACAATATTTATTACCACAGACATGGCCCAATCTCAATTTACTCCCCCTTCTGATGTAGTATCTGAGGGTAGAAAACAAAATGAAGCACCGTATAAGAATCAAGATCAAATACGAGGGTACAATATTGGTACCTTTGAATATCCGGAAGGGTTGCGAGTAAAACCGGATTTACAGCATTATGTTGCATTTTACATTAATGTACGTGAAAAAAGCACCCAGGGAAAAAGAGCACAGTTTTCCGATCATCTTGTAAGTATAGACGAACAAAAAAGAATAGATGCGTTAAATGAAAATACTTCTAGAATAACGCAATCTGCGGCAGAGGCAGGGGTAACAACAGTAAAAGACAACGCGGGTAAGATTGCGGCTGCAGGTGCCTTTTTGGCAAGTGTTGGTATGAGATCTAAAATATTTGACACACTAAAAAGATCGGCAATTGCAGGTGGCGGTGCAAGGCTTATTACTAATATGATAGATAAAATGAATTATGAACCATTTTCATCTGGATCAACACTAAGGCTAAAAGAAGTAATTACATTACACGTTGAAGAAAGACCATCTGTAAAATATGGTGTAAATTATGGTGATATGGATATGGGCGCCTTAACAGGTATGTTAGTCGAAGGGTCTGCTGCAGCAACAAGGGGTGCTCTTGGCGATATGTCAAAAGAAATACAAGCAAGGTTCTTGAGCGAATTAGTTAAACTACCACAATTAGGTAATCGTGCTGGTGGAACTTTAAATGATTTGAGAGAGTTATCTTCAAGAACAAAAACAAATCCTTTTAGAGAAGTTCTTTTTGAATCTGTAGATTATAGAACATTTAACTTTAGATATAAATTTTTCCCAAAGAATAAAAGTGAAAGTCAAAAAGTATTTAAAATAATTGAGATGCTTAAAATACATATGCATCCGGAATTGACTAGCGGAAAATTATTCTACATTTATCCATCGGAATTTGATATTCAATATTATTTTAAAGACAAAGAAAATAATTATATTAATAAATTTGCCAAATGTGCATTAACAGATATGTCGGTAGAGTATGGCGGCGATCAATTTGCAACATTTGAAGATGGGTCTCCTGTTGAAGTTGGTATTAATTTAACATTCAAAGAACTAGAACAAATGACTTCTGAAGGAATAGAAGAAAATGGCTACTAATTTTTTCGAAAGCTTCCCAAGGATATCATATACACTAGATGATTATGACAGCGAACAGGTTGTAGTAGACATTTTTAAAAGAGTTATACTATCTAAAGAATATCAAGAAAACTCTTCGTTCTATGAAACTTATGAAGTTCTTCACGGCGAAACTCCCGAAGATATTTCATATAGATTTTATGGTACACAAAATTTACATTGGCTAATATTAATGGTTAATAATGTAATTGATCCTAGATTTGAATGGCCGTTGTCTGAAGAAAATTTATTTAAAGTTGTTTCCGACAAATATGGATCAGATCAAAATGTTTTTACTATTAATAGAGCGGTAAATGCAAAAGGATATCAGGTAGAAACATTTTTTGTTCTTGATGAAGAATCTACACATAAAGACCCAATTAGAATACTATTTGAAGATACAGATCCTGATGCAATTAATACACCAATATCATATCAAACCTCAAATACAATAGTTCAATTTGAAAGTAATTTTGAAATTGAACAAAATAAAAATGAAGGTTATAGAAATATTAAAATATTAAAACCGGAAATTGTGCAAGAAGTTTTAACTAACTATAAGAAATTAATACAAACATAATGCTTGAAGAAGTTCTACAAACACCTGGTGAAGTATTAATACAAAATCTTGTTCTAGTATCTATTACACAAGGTAAGTATGTCAATCTCACAGATTACTTGATTGAATTAAATATTTACGAAAGTATATTTGCACCAGGTGTATCTGGTACGTTAACTTTATCTGACAGCAGAAATCTTGCAGAAGAATTTGCGTTGTTGGGTGAAGAGTATTTAATTATAACAGTAAAAACTCCTAGTCTAGATGATAAAGATGCAATATCTAAAGCATTTAAAGTATATGGATTAGAAGACAAAAAATATTATAATGATGGTAGTACTTTGGTATACCAATTAAATTTTGCATCTATAGAAACATTTAATGATGTACTCAATCCAATCTTTAAAGGATTTGAAGGTACACCTGAAGAATTGGTTGCGAGAATATATCTAGATTATATGCAAGCTGATAGAAATGTTGCGTTAGATACTTCTGAACTTGGTAAGGTAAAAACACCTTTAGTAATATTTGGTGAGTCATCAAATACTATAAAATTTGTAAGTCCAGGATGGACACCCGTAGAATGTATCAATTGGATTGCGAGCAAAACTTTTCCTAAGAATAATGAACCAGCAAATTACTTATTTTGGGAAACTACCAAAGGATTTTATTTTGGTAACATTGGCGCGTTATTTAAAAACCCCGCAGAATTAAGTATAGGCGAATATATTTACTCTCAGTCTTTTATTAATTCACTTACAACTGATGAGCGGCATAAATCTATGTACGCAATTAAAAATTTAAGTGTTAGTAAATCATTTGATCAGTTAGATAATTCTATGTCTGGTTATTTGTCCAATAGAATAATCGATGTGGATTTATATAATAAAAAATTTACAAATGTTGATTACGATCACGGCACAGAATTCTCAAAATACAATCATATGGATGGGACAAAATCTACACCAATATTTGATCCAGCAATTGTAAGAAACGCATTATCATATGTCGATATAAATTTTAGTTATTCAAAACTACACAATGATAATCCAGAAAATTTTGATGTAAAATATAAAAATATCTTTGGTAATAGACGATCAAATTTGGTAGAACTGGATAATTTAAAAATGGAACTGGTAATACCCGGAAGAACAGATGTAGAAGCAGGTAACATTATACAAGTTAGAGTGCCAAAGAAAAAAGGCGGAGCCTTAACTGAAGAAGATAAAACTGAATATGTAGATGATCTGTTGTATTCAGGTTACTATTTGATTACAAGTTTATCACATAAAATCAATCTTAGAACGCATTATATTACAATGGATGTTACTAGAAATTCTTTTCTAAGTAAAGAGGTGCAGAAATGAAAGAAATGGTTTGGTGGTCAGGTGTTGTTGAGAGTAGAGACGATCCCGAAAAACTTGGTCGTTGCCGAGTTAGAATATTTGGATACCACACTGATGACATAACAATATTACCGACAAAAGACTTGCCATGGGCTATACCTATACAACCAATAACTTCGGCGGCAGCATCAGGAGTTGGAACAACACCGATAGGAATAGTAACTGGCTCTTGGGTTGTGGGTTGGTTTTTAGATGGTGAGGAGGCACAACAACCTGTAATGATGGGAACGATTGCAGGCAAACCATCGTCAAATGCAGAAACAAAAGCAAAACAGGTTCAAGCAAGTATAGAAACAAACACACTAAAAGACAGTAGAAATAATATAGTATATGATCCATTGGGCAATGCTATTAAGAATGATGCAGTACAATTAGATGCCACGGAAACTTTATTACCTTTAAAGTCTCAAGACTTAACAAAATTAACTAAAGCAATAGGCGATACTTTATCAGCGGGTGTTTACACTAAAGTTGGTGATAGTGGAGAATTGGGAAAATATCAGTTATCACTATCTACGCTAATTGATCTTGGATATTTACGAAGACCGCCTGGGGGAATTATCACTAGTGATATAGCAGACAACAATTTAAATTGGACAAACAAAGGCGGCATAAAATCTAAAAGTGATTTTTTAGCTAGTACAAGTGTTCAAGAAACAGCAATGTTTGATTATACGAAAAGTAACTATGATACGTTAGTCAGATTGGGCAAGGTAAAAGAAACAGATAACTATCAAGTTGTAGGTGGGTTGTTAGCATCTGCTCACGTAATGGGAGCAAAAAATTCTGACAAGTTAGATAAAAAAACATATGCTGGTACAAAGGCAAGAGACTTTTTTATCGTTGGCAATTCTATATTGGGCGGTGACTCTACAGAGTTTTTTAGAACATATGAAGAAGCGGGTAACTATTTACCAAATACATCTACATTAAATAATGAAGATTTAGCTAAGGCAAAGGGGTTTGAAGATCCCAATAAAAAATATCCAAAATTTGAGTATGCCGGGTTATCCGATGTTAATAAACTTGCAGTAGGTGATAGGTCTCATTTATCTTTTCAGGTAAAAGAAAATAATAAGATAGAAAATATACAATTGGCTAGAACATCTCAAACTTGGGATGAGCCTGATCCAGCATTTGCGGGCAATTACCCATATAATCAAGTAATAGAAACAGAAGCTGGTCATGTTATAGAAATAGATAGTACACCTAACGCTGAAAGAATACAGGTATTCCACAAAAAAGGAACCTATATTGAAATAGATGTAAATGGGTCAATGGTCAGGAAAACAGTAGGCGAAAATTATGAGATAATGGATCGTAATAATTTTGTTTATGTTAAGGGTGCGCATTGTTTAACCGTGGAAGGCAAAACAAGTATATTAGTTAAGGACAATGCTGTTATAGAAGTAGAAGGTGATTTGTCAGTAACAGGGCGCGGCGATACTTTAGTTCAATCCGCAGGCAACATAGCTGTAGTTGCAGATACAGCAATTGTAACTGCAAAAAAAGGTTTAGATATTGCATCAGAAGGAGCTATCAACATACAAGGCAAAAGCATAAGTATGAGATCTAGTGGTGGAGCAATTAATATTAAATCTAGTTCAGATTTAAATCTTCAGTCTAGTTCTACTGGCACATTAAGTTTGAAGGGTGGATTAACAGTATTAATTGATGCTGCAATAGTAAAAACAAAAATGGGTGCAAATATTATAAAAGCAATTGCATTAAGTGTATTAACACCACCAACAAAGAAGACACCCAACACTACACAAATACCAGTATTACAAAGAAAAGCTTTAAATGATGATTCATTCTTATTAGATTCCGGCGAGCCAGAAGCAGATGCATATAATAAACAAAGAGAAGCGGCAGGTGAAATATCAAATAATATTCAACTAACTCCTAAAGCAGG